CCTGATGTAGATTATCTTACTGGTAATCACTCTGCTCTTCCAGTTCGACAAGCACAAGAAGCGGGGCTTCCTCCTTCTATGGTCTTGTCACTAGCAGAGATCTTAGATTTACCAGATACTTGGAATGTGCTGCCTAGATATACTGATCTTATTATTGATGATGTAATCTATCGTCATGGTGATAAGGGTCGAAGCAACCAAACAAACGCAGCATTCCTTAATGCACAGAATGAATTCATGTCTGTTGTACAAGGACACATGCATTCCCAAGGTGGAGTTCTCTATGGTGCAAACCAATCAAAGAGATACTTCGGTATGCAGGTAGGGTGTGGAACTGACCCACGTTCTCCCTATCTAAATTACAGCAAGATCTACAGCAAGCGTCCTATGCTAGGATGCGGTGTTGTACTAGATGGTGAAAGAGCTATCTTCGAGCCTTTATTCCTCGAAGAGTGGCGTTGAATTATATTGGGAATGGTTCCCATAGCCAAGTTAAGTGTTAACAGAAAGGACAGACACAATGGCAAATCGTAACAATGAACTCTATTCTCCGGTCGTTGAGGTTGCATGGGCAAACCTTCGTAAGCCTGATGAGTTCCGTGGTAGCAAGAAGCATGACATTCAGGTTGTTGTCAACGATGACTTCAAGAAGCAGCTTGATTCTTTCAACATGCCTCTCAACGGTACTTACACCGGCAAGGAGAGCGGTGATACCATCGTCAAGGTTAAGACGACTGAGTTCACCAAGCAGAACAAGGATCAGTACGGTCGCATCGTCGATTCACGCGGCGTGAAGACCGACTACTTCCCCGCGAAGGGCGACAAGGTTCGCCTTAAGATCTGGGCACGTGAGTGGGAAGGCAAGATGAGCCTGTTCCTTAGCGGTGTGCAGGTCATCGAGGCCAACAACTCCAGCAGCAGTGGCTGGGAAGCCCACGACGATGGTTTCGTGGCAGAAGAGTCATCAGCTCCGGTAGTAGACAGCGAGACTACTCCCGATGTTAGCGATGACGATATCCCGTTCTGATGACGTTATTGTATGAAGCTACGTTTCCAATCAACCCCGTAGCAGCCAGCCGACCTAGAGTAACTACCAAAGGTCACTCGTATTACGCTGGTCCATACAAGAACTTTCGGAAAGATATTCAACCCCTCATTGAGGAGCTGGCCAAGGGCTTCGTGCCCTTGGTCGGCCCTCTTTCGGTGGATGTAGATATCTGGGTACAACGTCCTAAGTCTACTAAGTTGCTATCTCCCCGAGCCGATATTGATAATTATTTAAAGGCTATCTTTGATTCATTCAATGGAATCTTATGGGAAGATGACTCGCAAATCACAATCGTACATGCTATGAAAGCATGGACTGAAAGCAACGAAGTAGAGGGTTCATTCGACATCCGTATAGAAAAAGACTGGAACTTCGATGAGTGAAGACAGTTATGTTATTGCTAGAGAGCAATGTCCCAAGTGTGCATCTCAAGGCCACGATAACTCCGAGGACAACCTAGCAAAGTACAGCGATGGTCATGCATACTGTTATAGATGCAAGTATTATATGAAAGGTGATATGATTTCAACACCACGACAACCTATCGGCGATTGGAAGCCTTTGTACGGAGACTACTCCGATCTCCCAGACCGTCGTCTAAATGAAGAAACACTGCGGAAGTTTGGCTACCAACAGATTAACCATCCTGAGAAAGGATGCATCCACATTGCCAACTTCTATTCCAACGGTACTCTTGTAGCACAAAAGTATCGTGGTCCTGACAAGCAGTTCAGGTGGCGAGGCGAAGCTCGTAGTGCTGGTTTGTTTGGTCAGCATTTGTTCGATGGCAGTAACAGTCGTCGATTGGTCATCACCGAAGGTGAGATCGATGCTATGTCGGTTTACCAAGTCAACGGTGGCTGGCCTGTTGTATCACTCAATGGTGGTACTGGTAATGCAGAGAACAATATCAAGGATAACCTAGAGTGGATCTCTAAGTTCCCAGAAGTTGTTCTTATGTTTGACAGCGATGATGCAGGTCGAGAGGCAGCCGTTAAGTGTGCTCAACTTCTACCGCCTGGTCGTACTAAGATTGCATCACTTCCTAGAAAGGATGCTAATGAAATGCTCCTTTCAATGGATGGCAAGGGAATTGTCAATGCAATCTTCCAAGCCAAGCTCTATAGCCCAGATGAGATCTTACATGTCAAGGATATTGCAGATTCAGATAATGAAGACATGCAAGTCTATGCCTATCCTTGGGACAAGCTTAGCGAGTTCCTTCTAGGCCAACGCAGCGGTGAGGTTAATCTGTGGTGCTCGGGTACTGGTTCAGGTAAGTCAACAATCCTACGTGAGATTGCCCACCATCATCTTGAAGAAGGTCGATCGGTAGGTATGATCATGCTAGAAGAATCTCCTGAAGAAACCAGAGATGACATGATCTCCTTGCTTATCAACAAGCCGGTTAGAGCAATTCGTGCTAATCGTATTATGAATGATCTTCGTAAGAAGATGGGCAAGGATCCTATTAACATTGAGTTTTTTGATGATATGGATCATGAGGAATACTCAGCAGCAAGAGAGCATCTTGAGTCTACCAACCTGTACATCTATGACCATCTTGGTAACAGCGCAATGCAAAATATCATGGCTCGTATGGAGTACATGGCTATTTCATTGGGCGTAGATGTTATCATTCTTGATCACATTACTGCACTGGCTGCGGGATTGATGGGACAAGACAGTGACGAGAATCAGAGCGAGCGCATCCTGATTGATACTGTTATGAAGCAGCTTCGATCTTTGTCCGTTCGAACTGGTGTACATGTTGATATCGTGTCTCAGCTTAAGAAGACGGATAAAGCTTTTGAGGAAGGTACTAGAATTACCTTGCAGGATCTTCGTGGTTCTGGTAGCTTAGCGTCTGTGCCAAACACCATCATTGCACTTGAGCGAGATCGTCAAGCAACGTGTGAGTATGAAGCGAATACGACTGTCGTCAGAGTTCTAAAGAATAGACTCACTGGTCGAGCAGGCGTAGCGTCTTGTTTATATTATGACCGTAAGAAGGGTAGGCTCCAAGAGGTGCCTTTCCAAATCTCTGAAGGTCATGTCGTTTTAGATCCTAATAGTAAGTAGGAGAGCAGATCCCGTGCGACTGGTATTCGACATCGAGGCTGATAACCTGTACTGGAATGTCACGGAAGTATACTGTATTGTAGCTCACGATATTGATACGCGCCAAACATGGAAGTTTACACCTGAAAATATCAAAGAGGGTGTTAGATTTATCATGTCAGCGGATACCCTCATCGGACATAACATAGTTACTTTCGATATTCCCGTTTTAGAAAAACTATTCAACGTGGAGTACAAGGGCAAGGTACTAGATACGCTCGTCGTTTCTAGGCTTATGTATCCTGATGTAAGACAGCATCCATTTGGAGGCAATGGTCTTAAGCAGTGGGGTCAACACCTAGGTAACTATAAGATTGAGTTCAATGATTGGTCGCATTATACAGAGGAAATGCTTGAATACTGTGTCCAAGATGTGTTACTGAACTACGATATTCTTCAAGCTCAAAAAGACTTTATCAAGGAATATGAGAAGGTTGTAAAGTTTGAGATCTTAGTTGCTCAGATTTGTTTCAAACAACAACTGCATGGGTTTGGCTACGATCTTAGTAAAGGCATCGACCTTGAACAGATCTTGGCCATTGAACGGGCTGATCATCTAGACCAACTTCAATTGATCTTTCCTGACAAGGTAGAAGAACGATGGTCTCAAAAGACTGGTAAGCAACTGAAGTCTAAGATTACTCCGTTTAATCCACAGAGCAATATCCAAGTCTATGAACGTCTTATTGAAAAGTATCCACATGTTCGTAAGATTATTCCAGAAACTGAAAAGGGGAATCCTCAGGTTGATTCGTTGGTACTGGCTGAACTATCTAAGGCTGGGGTCACCGAGGCTGAGCAGATTCTAAAGTATCGAGATAATCTAAAGCTTGAAGGACAACTGAAAGATTGGAACGACAGAGCATCCAAATCTAAGGATGGTCGTATCCACGGTGAAGTAAACACCCAAGGTGCTGGAACAGGACGATGCACTCATGCTAATCCAAACGTGGCTCAAGTGGCCAAGGATAAACGAATGAGAGCGTTGTGGAATCCCGGCATCAAAGACTATGTACAAGTTGGTTGTGACTTGTCTGGTCTAGAACTGAGAATGCTAGCACATTATATGTATGAATACGACAACGGCGCTTATGCCGATGTTATCTTGAACGGAGATGTTCATACAATGAATCAGAAAGCTGCTGGTCTTGCTACAAGAGACCAAGCTAAGACCTTTATCTATGGCTTCTTGTATGGAGCTGGTGATGCAAAGATTGGCACCATTGTAGGTGGCAGTCGTAAGAAAGGTCAGGAACTAAAAGAAAAGTTCTTGGCTCAGTTACCAGCACTAAAGAAAGTCCTTGATGCCGTTCAATGGTCTTTTCTTGAACGAGGTGAGGTTCAACTTCCTGATGGGAGATGGGTCAAATGTAGATCCGAACATGCAGCTCTAAATACTATGCTCCAAGGCGCCGGTGCCATTGTATCCAAGTATTGGATGGTGGTAGCTAATGCTAGGCTTAAACATCTAGGCAACAAAGTAATTCAAATGGCATACGTTCATGACGAATTACAATTTGCTGTACATAAAGATGCAGCCGACAAGGTCTGTAAGATCTTAGAGGCAGCTAGCTTAGAAGCTGGTGAACGTCTTGGAATCAAGATGCCGATTCATTCTGAAGCGTGCATTGGTTCTAACTGGCAGGAAACACACTAATGCCTACTTGGTATTCAATTAGAAACAGACTGGAGGCTGGCGAAGTAAGAGCCAGAAACTCCTTTGAACGATTCTTAACGTCGTTCATCACTTCTTATGGATGCTTGGATGTATGGTATAGATCCGTCGCTTCAGACTCTTCGGAGCTGGAGTGTCGGATCTTTTACATCCAATCAGATGATTCCTATGTAGCTACAGAGACATGGGAACGTACGGGGGAACGCCCTGAGTTCTGGCTTCAGATGAAAGGCACTGCAGCCACAATCAGAGCCACTATTATTTCACTGTTACCTTACATTTCACAACTCCATTCAAAGAAACGACACGGCGAATGGAACTTCGGACCAATAGAACCATTCCTTGGTGAAGGGTCTATTACTGTTGATGTAGGAGGTAACACAATTATTACTGGTAGGTTTGGCGACATTGCTTTGTATAGCAATGGAGTTGAACTTGACTGGGAAGATATTGTATGGGACTTTGATGGATGCGCTACAACAGCAACCTGTCCACCAACAACTTCTGTATGCTTTTCAAACTTAGGCTATCCTATTGAAGATTGTACAGGTACAGTTGGAACATGTGTACGAGGTAGCTGTGGATCGTGGATTGCAACGTATCCTGAAAGCTTAGCTGAGTGCGATGGTACTTGGTATGTTGGGGAAGACCTAACTAGCAAGACTGGTGATTACTGGGATACTGTTTTCAGTTGCCCAGATCCAACAGGAACTTGTGTTACAGGTGATTGTACACTTGGGTTTACAGCATCCTATCCAGTAACAGAAGCAGCTTGTACTGGCGACTGGTTTAAGGGCGTAGATCTTTCTAGCGAAGGTCCAGCTTATTGGGATGAATACTACAACTGCGAAGATCCAATTGGATGCTGTGTAGTAGGAACAACTTGTGACTGGGATTCTATTTCTGTTACCACTGAAAGCGAATGTACTACATTAGGTGGCACATGGACTGAAGGAGTTAAGGGTAAAGAATGTACAATAGCACAATACGAAGAAGACAATAACTGTAACCCAGCTCCTCCGCAAAGTATTTCTTATGTAGTTACTTACTATGTAACTGATGCTCAGTTCTCAGCGCCTTTATTTCCCGGTATTGCAAGTCCTGCAGGACCTGTGTTTGATACTTCTGCATATGAAAACAATTGGTATACACATCCAGCTGTTACACCCGGTTCCCAAGTAACATGGCCTTTAGCACTACAAGCTTCGTCCCCAGATTTTTGTGCAGGCTATACGCTTAATAACTATAGCTATAATAAAACACAAGTAAGTGGTTCGTTAACTTTGATTTACAACTTTAGTTATCTTAGTGGTGATGAAGACGAAGCTGTATACGGTATTGATAGTATTGTAGGACACCCTGGTTTTAATTTAAATGACCAACTCGTAACGTTTAACACCGATGTTTGGTCGGATGATGCCTGTTGTTTTCCTTTTGATTGCTGCACAACAAATCCAACGTATTGCGAAGGTATACACTACTATCAGCACTTGGGTACAATGACTACAATCAACGCTACCTTAAATGGAACACTAACTCGTACTTATAACGCAATTACAGGCAATACTGATTACGCTGGTACAGTAACAGTACGGCCTCAGGATACTAGTCTAAGTAATACTACTATTGAATTTGGCTCTAATGTCTCATACTTTAGTACAGGAATCACAGATAGCCCTTCAAAATGGGTTTCAGCTGGTGCTGCTAGAGATGATTACCCAAAGAAAATTCACATCGGTTCTGTTACAATTCAAAATAATACTGATGTATCTTGGGGAGATAATCTTGTCCCTTATACTTATGAAGCAGGCGCAGACGGTTTATTCTTAGCTGGTGTACAAGCATACCGTCTTACTAATACAATTTTGGAAACAGCATAATGCAAGGACTAGGTGACTTACTTTATTACGTCTTTCATTACACAGGCATTCATTGGTTAGTGCATAAGTTTAGTTACTACACTGGCTTTGAATGTGGATGTAATGCTCGACGTAAGAAACTTAATAAGAGATTTCCTTTTAAATGAAACATAAAATAATTCTTCGTGGTTGGAGGGATATCAACAACGATTGGCGATCTAGATGGCTTCGGTATGGGACTGGCGATGAATTAACTCACTGTACCTTAAGTGTTGGTGACTTAACTCTCCATGTAAATTACAAAGGAAGTAACTGGTATCCGACTCATCGTTTGTTTAATACCTACGATAGCTACTTTGAATTACAAGATGCTATATACATAGGCGAAGTAAAACGACCCGTTTATATCAAACCAGATCCGGGCAGTACATGGCAGGTTATCAAATGGAGATATCTGTTTGGTCCTCGACCTAATTGCTGCACTACGGCGTGTATAGACGCGTTAAGACAAAACGGAGTCGATTGCCCTGAGCTTATAATGCCACATAAACTTATTGATTACTTTGATAATGATTATATTAGGCCTGAGCGGTAAAGCTCGGACAGGAAAATCAAGACTATGTAAAGAATTATACGATGCAGCTGAGCGTTTAGGTTGGGACATTGAAATCAAACCGTTTGCCGGTCCCCTAAAGAAACACGTTGTGGAAACACTAGGGTTTACTAAAGAAAGTAATCCTAGTATGTATCGCAAGTACTGCCAAAAGATTGGCGCTGAAGAACGCAAGAAAGATCCAGATCATTGGGTAAAGCTATGGCATAAAGATATGCTAGAAGAATTCAAGACTGAGATGGAAACAAGCGAGCGTCCTGTTCTGTATTTGGTAGACGATGTGCGATATGCCAACGAGATTAAGACTCTTAATAGACCAGATGTAAATGCAACTATCTTGTTTGTTAAGCACGGTAAACGACAGATTGAAGATCCTGACGGAGCATGGAGACAGCACGAATCAGAAAACTTAGCTAACACTTATGAAAAAAGTCCAGATGAATACTTAAAGAACGAGGTTGGTTATCACTTTGTAGTGCATAACGACAAACCAGAAGAAGAGATTCAAAAGTGGGCTACAAATTTCATTAGTTACTTAGCCGCATCTGATCCGTGCTTATGTGAAACATGTGTTGCAAATTATGAAATGCGAGAACCAAACATAGACAAAATAGATGAGGAGCTAAAAGAGTTTCTCAACGATCTTTTAGGAGAAGAAGATGAAGAAGACGGCGATGCCTGACGTTGCTATTCTAGATGCAGATATCATTGCGTATAAGGCAGCGTGCTGGGCTGAAGCTCATAGTTCTTCTTTGTCGGATATCAAAGATAGACTATCCTTTGATGTTAACTATTGGACTCCTCCGGGTTTGTCTAGACGTATGCTGGCATTTTCTTGTAGTAGGCAGGATAATTATCGTAAAGATTATTGGCCAAGCTACAAAGAGAATCGAACAGGTAAGCCAAGACCTAAGTTCTTAGAGGTCTGTCAAAGGATCCTTCAAGAAACAGAGCAGACCGTTGCCTTGCCTCGCCTTGAGGCAGACGATATTGTGGGCATCGGTATGAGTTCTGGGACTATGGTTGGAGTCAGCCTTGACAAAGATCTTAAGTCTTGCCCTGGTTGGTACTGGAATCCAGAAAAGCTGGACTTCCCTATTTATATTAACGAAATAACAGCTAATCTATGGTTTCATAAGCAATGGCTTATGGGCGATTCAACAGACCACATTCCGGGTATCCCTAAAGTTGGTCCTGTTAAGGCCCAAAAGTTATTGGACTCTGTAACCCACGTTAACTGGACTCCCCTAGTCTTACATGAATACGAAAAACGAGGCTTTGATCTGGACTATTGTCTGGCTCAGGCCCGTTGTGTCCGTATCCTTCGAGATGGAGAGTGGGACAAGGAGGCCAAGGTCCACGTGCCTTGGTCTCCTTGCTGGGGCGTTAACGCCTGAGTCTAAGAGAAACTAAGAACTAAGCTATACTAAGCAAAGGAGAGACACTTGAATAGCTATACTACTAATCATAATGAATATACAAATGAGTCTTCTGTAACAACCGAGAGCCAAGTATTCTACATGCCCTCGATTAAGATCTATACATATCCAGACGCTAAGATGCCAACGGTAAGCACCCAAGGTAGCGGTGGCTTGGATCTATTTGTATATGATTATAAGGTTGAAGATCATCAAACTACCGTCTTTACAGGCGCTCATGTGGAGATTCCCCTTGGGCACGTAGGCTTGGTAATACCTAGGTCTTCGACTGGAACCAAGGGATTCCGTCTCAAGAATACGGTTGGTGTCATTGATGCTGACTACCGAGGCGAGATCCGCCTTGTATGTGATAGATTTGAGAACGAGGAAGATGTAGTAGAGGTGGGAGTAAAGATTGCCCAGCTCGTTATTCTTCCTGTATGTCCATTCCCCGTGGAGCAGGTATCAAGTCTTGAGGATTTAAGTGAAACAGAAAGAGGGGCTAATGGATTCGGTTCAACAGGACTTTGATTATTCAGACGATTGGAGTGAGTTTAGTAAGTTCATCCATCTGAGTAAGTACTCAAGGTGGAATGAAGATAAGAAGCGGCGAGAGACTTGGGGCGAAACAGTAGACCGCTGGTGGGTTTGGCTCAATGAGCAGGCCGCCAAGAACGGCGTTACTGAAGTTCCGTCTTTCGTTAAGGATCTAGTCTATAAGCGAGAGGTCATGCCAAGTATGAGATCTCTAATGACTGCCGGTAAGGCAGCTAACAGAGACAATACTTGCATCTTTAATTGTTCATATCTGGAGTTGGACTCCCCAATTGCATTAGCGGAGCTGCTGTATATTCTTATGAATGGTACAGGAGTTGGCTACAGTGTGGAGAAGCGGGTCGTTGATAAGTGGCCTGCTATTCCAGAGAACATTGAACGCAACGAGGGCCACTACCTTGTAGCCGGAGATAACAAGGCAGGCTGGGCAGACATGGTTAAGCAGTTACTTAATTGTTTAATTAATGGAAAGCATCCTACATGGGAACTCCATAACATCCGCCCTGCTGGTGCCAGACTTAAGACCTTCGGAGGGCGCGCATCTGGTCCCGAACCCCTAGAAGATTGTCTTCGGTTTATTACCAAGACAATCTATGGGGCAAGGGGCCGTAAGCTGCGTCCTATTGAAATCCATGACATGGCTTGTGTCATCGCTAATTCAGTCATCGTTGGCGGCGTGAGACGCTCGGCTATGATTAGTCTATCAGATCTTGACGATCATGAGATGGCTAGAGCCAAGTCAGGGAACTGGTGGGAGAACCACTCCTACCGTTCCCTCGCCAATAACAGCGCAGTCTATGAAGAGAAGCCAGCAATGGATGTCTTCATGGAGGAGTGGCTAAATATTTACCGCAGTTATAGTGGTGAAAGAGGTATCTTTTCCCGGCAAGCTGCTCGGCATTGTGCTAATCAGATTAATCGAAACTCAGATCATTACTTTGGTACTAATCCTTGTGGTGAGATTACTCTACGGCCTATGCAGTTCTGTAACTTGTCTGAGGTTGTCTTGCGGCCTAAGGATGGCATCCGTGCGGTGTTTGATAAGGTAGAGGCAGCAACCATTATTGGGTGCATCCAAGCTACCTGCACGCACTTCCCCTATCTTCGAAAGAAGTGGCGGGACAATACCGAAGAGGAGGCGCTGCTTGGCGTCAGCCTTACCGGCATCTGTGACTACGAGCCGTCATACGGAGAGTTGCTTGACTACCGAGAAAAGGCTCACAACGTTGCTGCAGAGTGGAGCACAAAGCTCGGCATTAAGATGCCCGCTGCTATCACTACGGTGAAGCCCAGCGGTACTGTATCGTGCCTTGTTGACTCTAGTTCCGGCATCCATGAGCGATGGTCACAATACTACATCCGGCGTGTCCGCATGGACCGCAAGGATCCTATGTGCCAAATGATGATGGATCAAGGTATCCCCGGCGCTCCATGCGTCAACAATCCTGATAACACCTATGTCTTTGACTTTCCTATTGGAAGCCAAACACCAGTTAAGCATAAGTCGGCCAATGGTCAGCTTCGAACTTGGGGACTGGTAAAGGAAGGATACACTGATCACAATCCAAGTGTTACTATTACTTATCAACCACATGAGTATATGGAACTTGGAGCTGAGCTTTATGGTAATTACTGGGAGATTGCACAAGGACTTTCGTTCTTGCCTAAGTCTGAACACGTATACCAACAGGCTCCTTATGAATCCATTACAGCTGAAGAGTATGAGCAGCTAGCTAAGGCTATGCCTACGATGGACTGGTCTGCTCTCAGTAAATATGAAATGGAAGATAACACTAAGTCCAGTCAAGCATTCGCTTGCACTGGCGGTGCCTGCGAAATCGTAGACACTACAGAAGGTTAACCCCCGTCTGAGAGGGATCCGGCTAACGCTGGGTCTCTCTCTTTTTCTATTTTCGGAGAACACAATGTCATATTTAAACATGGAGGCAATCTTTCAACGCCTCCGGTCAGGTATCGTTATGCTGTCACAAGGTGAACAGCGTACAGTATTAAACTATCTTGTGGATCAAGTACATGAGCTTAGAGAACAAGTTGAAAGCCTTCGTCGATCCGAATCTACCGAAGGTCCTCAAGGAGAGGATAGCGAAGGTAGAGTACGTCGAGGACGAAAGCCCAAGTCTTACCAGGGAGAAACTGGCGAGACGGCAGGGGATGCTTGACACAATTGCCATCTTAGAAGCCATGGTACGTGATCAAGAAAGGAAGAAGTAATGCCTATCTTTATGAACGACCCTACCATGCGAGATGTACAATATCAAGTTGGTAGTTATCGAGATAGTTTTAGTTTAGCAGATTTATTTACTAATAGACTATCATCTCGTATGTCTCAATTTGGTGAAGCAGCTAAGACTAAAACTATGGAACTTACATCTGGGTTTCAAGATTTTGGTTTAAAGGATATTCGAGAAGAGCGTAGAGAAGCTGAAATCGGCAAAGCATCCGCTGAATCCGAAAAGGCTTTGGGCGCGCTTGCTCAAGCTAAACAAAGTCGAGGACCAATTACAAGTTTATCCAAGCTTGTACAAACTCGTCAACAAAAACTACAGAATTTACAACGTGCTCGTAAATCACTAGAACGTGCTAAAGACATGTACAAAATGACTGGCACTTCCTTTGAATATGATTTAACAGGGTACGATGTAAAAGCCCCAGAAGCTGCAGCATTTGAAACTCAGTTTGATCAGGCTGTTGAACAACGTAAACAACAATACGCTGAAATGTATGGCTTTGATTCGTTTGAAGACATGCCTGCAGATTATGCATCCGTTGGTGCTGTCGGGCCTCAAGGTCAATCACAAGAAAGTACAATTGGACAACGTGATATTATGGATATGATCATGTCTGATATGACAGGCATGGATTATTCCGATCTTGTTCGACTTAACACATGGACTCAAGAGGGCTATCAGCATTCAGGTGCTGGTTGGTATCAGCCTTACGCACAACAAGGTTTACAAGATTATACTGGCGATCAAATGGAAGCCCTAAAAGCTTTCTATGTTACATCTAATCTTCAGTCTTATGAAGCAGCAAGGAAAACTGCTGAACAAGAAGATCTGTTTAGACAGAAAGCAGCTAAGACTGCTAGAGAACAGACTATTGCTGGTGGCAAGGCTTTAGAGAAGTCAGCTACTAAAAGCCTTGGTCAATCTTTAGAAGATGTTCAATTACAAATTAGAGAGCTAGACACAGATTTTATGAATAAACTCGGAGCCTTTACCGAAGGACCTCGTAAGAAAAAAGTACGAAGCGTTTCTTTCGACGAAGGCAGACCACAATGATAGGAGATAACTATGGGTGGTGGTCCTACAATTGCAGGCGGTATGAGTGAAGAACAATACCGTAAACTACAAATGGAAGAACGAGCTTACATGGCGCAACAAGAAGAGCGTCAGATGAAGCTTATGGGTGAAATGGAAGATAAGCGTCTAGCTAGAGAGCAAGCTGAAATTCAAAAGCAAGAACGTGTTCGTGCTAGAGAAGAAGAAGCTCTCGGTGAACTTGAAGCCGGTATCGGTGAAGAGGTCACTGGCTTGAAGGCTGCAGAGGAAGAAGAAGATAAAGATATTGTCATGGACTTCTATGGTAGTTTAGCTAAGGGTCAAGACAATAAAGGGAGTAGACCGGAATGAATCTAGCAGGTGAACTTGAAAGCACCATTGCAGATCGTTTTTCGGAACTAGATATCAGACGAAGATCTAAACTAGATCGAGCACGTGAATGTGCTATTCTTACTGTACCAAGTTTAATGCCACCCGAGAACTGGTCTGAGGAGTTTGAACTTCCTCAACCTTATTCTTCTGTTGGATCAAGAGGAGTCACAGCCCTAGCATCTCGTATGCTATCAGCTTTGATTCCTCTTAACGATCTACCGTTCTTTACCTTTGCTCTTAAGAGTGGGGTAGAGCCTGAGGTAGAAGTCGGAACTCTCCTTGATTCTTTAGCAATGCAAGTCTACGATAAGATGAAGAGCAAGAACATCCGTGAGGCGTTCTTTCAAGCACTTCAAAGTCTTATTGTAGTTGGTGATATTGCTGTAAAGATCGAGGAAGACTTTACATTTAGGTGCATTAGGTTTGACCACTATGTTGCTATCCGTGACGTAGTAGGGGATCTAGTTGAGTTTATTCATTTAGAATTTATTCCCGATGAAACTCCACTCCCAGCTGACAGTCAAGAGACTTGGGGCTATGGATTGTGGAACCGCAATGGTTTTAAAACTATTTTCTGTCGTTATGTTTTAGACGAAGAAGGTAAATGGCATGGGCGTAAAGAAGACTTTGATGGTAACGTCATTGATGAAGGCGTCTACGAAGTCTTCCCTTATGCCGTGCTTCGATGGAACTCCGTGGTCAGTGAAAACTATGGGCGTTCTAAATGTGAAGAGATCTTTGGTGATCTAAAGACTCTTGAAGCTTATACAGAAAGTCTTATCAATGGAATGGCAGCCGCCTCTACATTCTTCATGTCTGTGTCTCCAACAGGAGTTACAGAACTTACCGATCTCGCAACAGCTCAAAATGGAGAATGGGTTGCTGCTAGACAAGAAGATGTCTATGTTATTTCGCCTGCTCAAACAATCAATCCGCAGATTCAACAGACACAGAACAGTGTAGAGATGATGCGTCGAGAGATTGGCGAAGCCTTCTTAATGAACCGAGGTTCAATTAGAAACGCAGAGCGTGTAACTGCAACAGAAGTACGTATGATTGGTCAGGAACTAGAACAGGTCTTAGGTGGAGCGTTTAGCTCCATCGCTAGAGATCTTCTGGTTCCTGTTATTAAACGTACTATTTACTTAATGGTAGAGGCTGGGGATATTGATCCTCGCCTATCACAAGACTTCTTTGATAGAGACGGTAGACTAACACTAGATATCGTCACTGGTCTACAAGCACTTAGCAGAGATACAGAACTTCAGAAGCTTATGCAGATGGGCGAAATGATTCGTAACCTTCCGCAACAAGCTGTTCAACATTTCCGATTTGATGAATACGGCAAGGCTCTTATTTCAGCTCTTGGGTTTGATCCACGTAATTGGATTAAGTCACAAGGAGATCTTGATGAAGAGCGAGCTAAGATGATGCAAGAGCAAACCCAAGCACAGGTAGCTGGCGCTGCGGGTCAAGGACTTGCTCAAGCTGCTGGTCAAGGTGTTGGCCAAGCGGCACAAGCCATGGCTCCGCAGATCATGGAACAGATCATGACTGGTGGAGGCGCTCCTGTACAAGGAGGGCCGATGGGATGACCTTAAGTAAATCCGCTAAGTACTATAGATCAAACCCTAAAGCGCGTAAAGTTAAAAGCGAATATGATACTAAGTACCATAAGTCTCCATCTCGTCGTAAGTATCGTTCTGAACTTAATCAAGAGAACAGAAAGCGTGGAACCTACGGCAATGGAGACGGTAAAGATGTATCTCATACGCGCAAAGGTACAACTGTATTAGAAACACAATCTAAAAATAGAGCCAGACAAGGATCTGGCGGCAAACGCAAAAGGAAATAATAATGGCAAAGTTTGATTATACTGGAGTTACTGCCGGTATTAGGGATAACGATTGGGAGACTTGGCTTGAAGCTGCTCCCCAAGATGTTGCTGACACTCTCGCTGGCATCGTTGGACTTACTGACGTAGGTACTGATGGCGATTGGGATGTTGTCAACGATTCTAACTATAATGAACTACTAACTCAAACACGTGGTTTTTATAAGAAGGTGAAGTGAAATGAGTGAAGAGAACACTGAACAAGTTACTAACGAGGTATCAGAGACTACTGCTGCTCCTCAGCCTGGTACTCCTGAGTATGATGCTACTATGGCTGCTCAGGGTACTGTAGCTACTGGTAAGGTTCCTGATAAGTTTAAGAACCCAGATGGTTCTGTAAACATGGATGCCCTTATTAAGTCTTATACATCACTTGAACAAAAGCTTCATCAACCTACAGAGGTCGAAGAGACAGAGCCTACAATTGAAGATGCTGGTCCCGATGCTGTAGTTGATGAGCTTAGAGTTCCAGATGTAGAAAAGGAAGCAGAAGAAACAGTCGAAGCCGCAGCAAAGGTCGGGCTTACACGCGAAGACCTTGGTCACATGACTAATGAGATCATGCGGTCTGGTACTATTTCAGATGAACAGCGAGCATCTCTCAACGATCGAGGGATTGATGATGCTGTTATCGACGCTGTTGTAGAAGGGCAACGTGCTCGTATGCGACAGCAATATTCTGCAGCTGCTGACATTGTTGGCGGCTCAGATCGTCTATCTAAGATTTTTGGATGGGCCGCTCATAATTTAGATGAAATGCAGCGTGCCCAAATCAATGCTGGCCTTGCCAGCAATGCAAGTGAAATCACATTACGTGGCTTAGCTTCTATGTATGATACTGCTGTAGCCAATAAGCCGAAGAGTCAGGAGATGCAAGCTGGGCCTCGTAAACCGGGTCAGTCACCTGCTGGTAGAGAAGTTGTGCAGGGCTTCTCAACAAAGGCAGAGTACTACAAGGCTTATGAGGATCTCACAAAGAATCCCCATGACCAGAAGCTTCGTAATACGATTGAAGAGCGTATGGTGAAAACTGATTGGACAACTATTAGGTGATGCTCTCTAAGGACAGCTAAACCCTAATAGAAGTCAACGGCCCGCAAGGATAACCGTAATTAGAATAAACTATATTAACTTCGCTTGCAAGTTCAAATTATTTTAACATTCAAAACAATTCAATAAGGATTAAAACAAATGGCCTATCCTGATATTACCTGGGATACTGGAAACATGTACGGTCGTACGACCGATCCCTCAACCGGCGCTACCACTGGTGGTGCTAGCGGTACTGATAAGCTTTGGCTTCCTATCTGGAGTGGCGAAGTCATTCGTGCCTACGACCACTACCGTATCTTTGAACCCATGGTTGAGAGCCGCTCTATTGCTAGTGGTCGCGCCATGGAGTTCCCAATCACTGGTACTGTTGCAATGAAGAGTGCATGGAACGCTGGTGAAGAGCTAGTTGGTAACATCGACGATCATGTCTCAAAGACTATCGCTGTTACCCTCGATGCTCGTCCCATCGCTTCACACTTTGAAATTGACAACATCGACCTTATGATCACCCAGTGGGAGTTCCGTTCTGAGCTAGCCCGTCAGGCTGGTCAGACCCTCTCCAACGCCCGTGACCTTCAGGTCGGTGCTTACTTAGTTCGCGCTGCTTGCGAGAACCAGATTGCTACCGATCCCCGTCTTAGTGGCGTAGGTACTTCTACCACTTGGAGAAACACTCTTAAAGAGTCACCCCTATTCCACGTCGGTGATGATGGCGCTGCTGGTACAGGCGTTGTTGGTAAGAGTGCTCTTGCAAACCTCGGTCTTGCAGGCGCAACTGCTGCTAACCGTGCAAGCGCAGCTCTTGCACTTCTTGAGTGCATTGAAGAGTTCATGGTCCACCTTCAGGAGATCAACGCTCCTACTGCCGGTGTTTACTGCGCAGTAACCCCACGTGTCTTCCAAGACATTCGTGCTCTAGGCGTTGCTCGTACTAGTGCTGACCTTGCTGGTGGCGCTGGTCGTCCATACTTTGGCGGTGTTGCTGAAGCTGGTGGCCTTGGTGCTGGTCTTTCCGATGGCATGGCTGCTCTTACTGACTCACTAGAGTACATGGGCTGCCGTATTGTTAAGACTAACCATCTCCCCAACTTTGATGCAGGTGCCACAGGCGCAGAGATTGGTGAAGCCCGTTACAACCTAAACTTTGCTAACGACGCTGGAACCTCTGCCGGTAACGGTATCGGTGTTGGTGCCGTTATTTGGCAATCAGGGGCCGTCGCTTCTATCCAGAAGACTGGCCTCAAGGTTGACACCGTTGATGACGTTCGTCGCAACACCGTCTTCACCGTTGCTAGCATCATGGCTGGTACTGGTGTACTTAAGCCAGAGTGTGCCTCAGTTGTTTGTGTCAAGGATCTTGGCACTGACACCAAGGCTCAAGCTCGTACCCTTCTCGGTATGACTGCTGAGTGGGCTGATCTTGCTGGTGGTTCAGGTTACTACGCCTGATAATTAATAGACTGAAAGGAACCTTTGTTATGGTTTTGGTCCTCTCCGAAAGGGGGTGATCCAGTCTCGCCAGCGGTAATCAATGGCGTTAAGTCCGCAATACTTGACCGGCTCTTGGGGGAAACCCCAAGGGTCGGCTTTTACATCTTATATAGGAGATTCGACATGGGAGCTTACACAAGACTCCAAGCTGTTAACGAGATGCTCCTCTTTTCTGGTGAAACTCCTGTTGCATCTTTAGATTCATCCTCAGGAGTCGATACCACAATTGCAGAGCAGATTCTAGAACAGAAAACAATTGATGCTCAAGCTAGAGGCATGGCAAATAACCTGACTATCAGGGACTTTACTGCCGATGCTGCTGGTTATGTGTTCCTTCCCTCTAATGTATTGTCAGCTGAAATGTTGACTATGGTCAATGCCGCTCATAAGGATGTTACTTATGCTCGCGTTGTGACCCGAGGATGGGAAACTGGTACACCGTTTTTTTATAATCTTACAGATAATACCCCTTTGTTTGAAGCGGGTAAGACATATACTGCTGAGCTTATCTTAAGCATTTCATGGGACAACATGGATACCGCTATCCAAAAAGATATCATGATGCAAGCAGCTCGTCAATATCAAATGCTTACCCAAGGTGATGGTGCTGTAGATAACTACATTGCTCAGCTAGAGCTTTATTATGGAGCTAAAGCTAAAGGAGCCGATGTACGCAGCAAGGGTTATAACTTATTTAACCTACACCGTACAGCACGCAATGCTGTATCAAGGTATGTACGAAACGATCCCAACCGTTTCAGACAATGGAATCTAGATTCATAAGGACTAAGGTATGCCTACTTTTGATAAACGAGCGCGTTATCTGGGTGGACAATCTAGAGTTGCAATACCTTCATTATCAGGCGGTGTTGGAAGACAAGCTCCAACTAAACGCGCTATCAATGAAGCGGAGAATCTAGACAACGTACTAGTTACTCTAGAGCGTTCTGTTGAAAAGAGATCCCCAACCAACTTTATCCAACGCTATGAAGACTCTATCTTAAGTACACTTGATACCACAGTTACAGATTCGTCTTTAAACTTAGCTGATCAGACTGCAAACGCTGATTACGGATTCTTTTGGTTCCAAGTTTCAGAAGAACAGAGGTATCTTATTGCTTTAAACTTTGCTAGTGCATCTTCAACAGATTACATGCAAGTATTTAAAGTAACTAAGGATGGGTTCTATGAGTGTACTTTTGAGTCAGGAGTACTTGCCGCTAACCACGCTTACTTTACTGAAGGCAACGGCGGCACAAAGAAATTTAAGGACAGCCTGAGTTCAATCACGGTTGGTCCTCAAATGCTAATTAATAACAATAATGTTTATGCCGGATACACTAGTATTCCTATTACCTTTAACGGTACTACCGATCAATTAGATCCAGATAATGGAGATCCTGTTTATACTCCAGCAGCTGATGAAGTTCATTGGTGCAAAGTAGGATTAGACGGTAACGTTATTAAATCCGGTAACATTTACACTGAAGATATTAAAGGAAGAAAACTTGTTTATTTCACAACTACTCCAGTTGATCCAGAAGGTCAAGCATCTATTTACGTGGACGGTAAGTTCTATATTCGCAACGATCAAGTTTTCGTGGAAGTCCCTGGCGGAACTGATCTGGAAGAATACCTCTACACAAAAATAGATAAAAGTGGAACGTTAAGATTTATTAGCGCAACTGATACAGGAGGCTCAGCTAACGTTGATACCTTTACTGTAGACGAAGAAAACATGCCTTTAGAATTGCTTTCATTCCATTTAATAGGAATAGAAGTATATGACCATCAGCATGGACCAACAGCAGATTGTACTATTACCTTAACGTTTGATGAATTAGAAGGGCGAAATCAGTTTGCTGAACTAACAAAGTTATATATAGCTGGTAAGCCTCTATCTATTAGCGATACCACGCTATCAGATAATGGGGTAGATGAATGGTATATTACATGGGATGAGTCTACTGCTGCTACTCCAACTGATATTGAGGACGCTACGTCAGAAGTGTATAGTGCTCATGCAGCCGCTTCAACAGTACCTTTTAATGTAACTTTTTCATTTTACGGTACATACCAAAGTACTGCTGATTTGCCCACAGATATCCAAGGTTTAGTAGATAATTATGCTGGTGGACTTTTTACCCTTACTAATGATACTGTGCTTATCTTTACCTGTTCTTCTGATGGAACAGCTGATGGAAGTATTCCAGCTCCCGCAACTGAAGCCGGAGAAGGAGATGCCGTCTTTAGTCTACGTACTGACAACGATGGCGGAGCCTTAGCTAAGTTTATCCCAGTAGAAGACTGGCGTTATCCTGACTCAACAAGACGGTATCTAGGTAATAAACTGTCCGACTTTTCTGAGTTTAAGTTTCCGCCAAGAGCTGGAGAACTTACCGCAGATAACGATGGGGCACCATCGGCTGATGCCGCTGACTTAAACCTGCCGCCTGTAGATATGGATGGTCTTGTAGGAGAAACTCTTGAAGAGCTGTACGATGATCTATCAGCCGGTGGAACAGGAAAGATCTACTACGTAGAAAACTCTTATGCTGGTGAAGTACCTGGTTATTACATTGTTAAGGACGTAGCCAATAGTCCTTATACTCGTCTAATTAGAACACCTATTGAGTACTCTGTATTAGATGCTGATAGGTTCCCAAAGATTCTTAAGATCAAACAGTTTAACGCTGGCATCGAAGAGTTTACAATTGAGAATATGAATTTAGAAGAACGTCGTTCGGGTAATCTTCAGACCAACCCCGGTCCAGAAGCATTCAAAGATGGCGTACAACGTCAGATTAAGAGCATGGCTTTCTTCCGAGATCGTCTATTCTTCTCTGCTGCTGATACCGTATTCTCATCTAGGACAGGAGACTTCTCTGATTTTTGGGTACAGAACCCCGGTATTGTAGCTGATACAGATCCTATTGATATTCGATTATCGACAAACAAGTACGCGGAAGTAGAGTCTATGACTCCGTTTTCTTCTAACTTGTTTATCAATACCGGATCAGATATTCAGTTTACACTTAAGGGATCTGAGAATAACATCACTCCGTTTACTGCTGAGATTAGCCCAACGGCTTTCTATTCAACATCTCCGTTAGTAGACCCCGTGCTGTTAGGATCTCAGATTTATTTCTTTGCTCCAAAACGAGCTTACATTTTCTTTAACGATAGTACGGTTTCTATTAACCAAGCTATCGAAGTAAGTCTAACTTGTCCTAATTATTTACCAACTAACTTTGGTGATATTACTGTTGTCCCTGGCTACGATACTTTGTGCATGATTGACAACGACAACAAGAAGTTTGTCTACATGTACACAAACAGATATCGTGGATCTGAAGTAGCTCAGAATGCTTTCTTTAGATACATATATGATTCGGATATTGTTACTCTTAATTCATATGATAATGATATCTATCTAGTATCAAGGCACTCCGACTACAAGCATTACCTAGAATATCAAAAGTTCTATGAAGAAGATCTATCTGTTCCAAGATTGGACCACCAGATTTCTATTTCAGAATCTAGTGGCGCAGGTGGGTCTATTACATACGACGGTGTAGACGACGAAACTACTATCGTTGTAGAGAACTACGGTAACCCGTTACCAGATACTCTATACATTGCTGTAGATCAACCGGAGGAAGAGCGAGCTGGTGAAATTATTTTATTAGCATCCGGTCAACGCGATGAAGAAGTAGTTAAGGGTGTGTCTAGTGCAAGCGGAACTTTAACCATTGTTCTTGCAGGTAACTACACAACAAACAGTAACTACCGTAAGTTTATTATTGGTACGTCATATACAATGACTATTCAATTATCTCCTCAGTTTATCCGCGACCAGAATCAGAATGTTATTGAAGGTGTATTCTCTATGAGAACCTTGCACCTTCAGCACCACAACTCTGGGTCGTATCGAACCGAGAAGAAGGTACGTGGACGTAGGAGTGTTATCCTAGAGTTCACACCAGAAGAGTTAGACGAAAGCCAAGTCTCTGATCCTGATGATCTCCCAATGCCTTTGTATGAAAAGCAAGGTGAGACTTTCTCTAAGATCCTAGGCTTTGCTGCCGAGACCGATGTGTACATTGTTTCTGATTATCCTAATCCAGTAAACATTGCACAGATCGAAATCAAAGGACGATTTACGAACAAAACCTCTGGATTTGTCCGTTAGTGTTCTCTCTTTTTTGCTCCCGGTTCCCCTTTGGGGAGTCGGGAGTTTTTACATTTTGGAGATATTATGGCTTATACAGATCAAATTGCGTATCGAGATGTAGACAGAGCCTATACAAGGGTTGCTAATCTAGGTAGCCTTAAGCTATGTTACATCAGATCCTTTGAGATTACCAAAGCATCTGACACTCAATTCGCATTAACCGTAAATAAGCATCAGCTTATTGGTAAGTATCCTACTATCAATGCTGCTTTTGGAGCGTTGGTTGGTTGCTTCCATTCGCTTGGTGTAAATGAAGAGTATGCCTTAGAGGCTATCTCAACAATGATTGCTGAAGGGACTGGTCAATATCCCAAGGCATATCAAAAACTAACAATGCTTTTTTCAGGTAGTGGTGTTCCTACAACAATTCTAACAGACAGTTCTACAACAGAAGATATCTTATCTTCAACTGCCACAACCCTTGAATGGATTAATGCAACAGACCCAACCAAGTTTCAACTTTGGTGGGGATCGTTCACAGGCAACACAACTACCGGCAGCGGTAGATATCCTTTTAAAGGTGCAGCACAAGCGGAACTATACTCTGCAAGATTTAAAGGAACGATTGTAGTTGATTCAATAAATCCAACTTACGATCAAACCATTACACTGGGAGCTACAGCAGACGATCCTATTGATGGCGTCGAAGCAACTGCTAATGTGGTTTTAACCAATGCAGCAAACGTTGACCTCAAATCTATTGGTAACTTTACAGCAACTATTACTGTAGAGGAAATCTAATGCCGTATAAAAGTAGTACAATTATTACAGAACTAGATAACATTAGTATCGCATCTGGACCTACATATGCGTACAGTGGATTATCTGGTATTGACAACAACAGATCACATTCGTCTCAGATCCAAGTATTGTTTTACTTTGATCAGTTTCAAAACGGAACAAACGTAAGTGATTATACTTGGGATAACTGGTATGATCCTTACTTACTGCCAGTAAAGACTGATGAAGGTACTACGATTCTTAATTATGATCAGTCTACTCAAACAGTAACCATTACAAACACAGAAGCAATTACTCGTACAGATGCTAATGGCACTGGAGGACTACAGCTTCCTACGTTTAACAATGGTACTTACATTAGAATCCTTAGATCTCAGAACGTTACTAATCCGTCCCATACCTTTGGGGCCGGAACTAGAGTAACGTCTACTGCTTTGAACAACTCATTTAGGCAGGTCTTTGATTCTATCCAAGAACTAGACGATCGTCTTATTAGAGTCGAGGGTTCTGCTTTTGAAGATGGCTTTGCTTTTTCTAATCTTACTGATGTAAATGTAAGCGGAAGCTCAACATGGGATGTTCTTAGATGGAACGGATCTAGTTGGGTCAACGACCAGATGGATGCATCTAGGATTTCAACTGGTACACTAAGCAATGATCGGCTTTCAAACGTTCCAGTATCAAAGCTTGCTGGTGTTCTAGCAGATTCTCAAGTAGCTCAAAGTAATGTAACTCAGTATGCAACTGACGTTGCTGCTGCCATTGAGCTAGACGATATTAGCAATGTTGCAGCTACATTGGTTACAGATAATTCATTTATTGTTTATGATTTTGGAACAAGTAACTGGACAGCCTTAAGTCCTGCTAATACGCAAATTGCATTGGGTTTAGAAACTGCGGTTCTTTCACCTCTAGTAGATCTAAGTACTCTACCAGATGTAAGTGCAGGAAGCGTTGGAAACATTGTTACACTTACTCAAGCTGAGTATGATGACATTGCATCACCAGATCCTGACACAATCTATGTAGTGTCTGGTGGAACTACTGTTGGTGCTTCAATTCAAGATTCGTATCTTATGCTTATTGAAGCTCCTCCTGATAGTACAACCCAAGCTTATACAATTGATGGTCGTGTTGCTGCAGGAAGAACTATTACAGCTTTTACTGCAAGAACCACATCCGGTACTATTAACGTTGCGTTGAAGAACTTAACAACAGGTAACACAATTACGTCATTATCCGGCGTAAGTTCATCTGGTTCAACCAATGTTGGTCCTTTTACTTATCAAGATGTTGCTGAGAATGCAAGACTTGCCATTGAAATCAGTAGCGGAAGCAGTGCTTCATTTCTTGAATTAGTCGTGGAGTACTTACAATGACGCCGCCTACCGTGCAGTTCATCCGGGCAGGCGGCCCGACGCTGATCATCCACGACGCGTTCGGTGGTTCTGGATCGGCGACCGGACGAACTCCCGATACCGTCGACAATGGAGAAGTTTGGCAGACCTCTAGAACTTGGGTGGTGGGATCCGGCTACCTAAACGCGACAAGCAGTAGCGGCGTTCAGTATTGCGCAATCGATCCGACGGCGTCTAATTTCACTGTCGAAGCCATCTCTCAGGGCGATGACAGCGTCGGCACAAACTATTTCAGGCATGGGTTTTACTGGCATTATGACACGAGTACCGGCGCTTTTAGCCGTCTAATTTTCGATGATGACAGCACACTCACGCACCAAGAGTACACCGGCTCGATTTTTACGGTGAACACAAACGTCGACACATTTGCGGCGGTTGCGAACAACACCGACATCGACTGGTCAATGACTTGTAATGCATCGTCGATTAATTGGACTATTTCCGTCGGTGGTTCGACGATTAGTTCCGGGTCTGTGACGCCGACATACTCACCATCTCTTATCGGATTTTGGCATCGATACGGCAACACCGCCAGATGCCTCGATTTCAAGGTCTACGCATGAACACCATCAAGCACTTCCACAACATCGCAGGCGGTTTCGACCGCATCACCGGCGATTATATTTTATCTTATACTTTAAGGATAACAAATGAATACCATTCATTACTATTCACAATTAGCTAAGCATCTTTCTTCAATGACTTCTGTTCTACAGGCCCTAGCTTCTCACTTTGAATCTGTAGAAGAACGAACTGAACTAGATGAACAATTTATTAACAACCTAGTTGCTTCGGCAACGTCTATGCTTACTGAAGCTTCTAATTTAAACACAATCATTTATAACCCTACTGATCCCCCAGCACCGGAGGTATGATATGCCAATTTATAAAGGCTCCTCCCAGATCAATGTAGGAGCCACTACGCATACACATACGCTTGCTGATATTACTGATGCTGGATCAGCTGCTGGGTCAGATACTACTGACTTTGCTGCTGCTTCCCATACGCATACCTTAAGTAATATTACAGATGCCGGTACAGCAGCTGCTTCGGATACAGGTGACTTTGAACCTAGTGGAGCAGTGTCTTCTCACTCAGCTACTACTAGTGGAGTTCACGGTATCTCAGCTTATGGCGCTACTCTTGTAGATGATGCTGATGCAGCTACGGCTCGTACAACTCTTGGTCTTGGGACGGCTGCTACAAGTAATACAGGTGATTTTGCACCTACGTTACATACGCATACACTGTCTCAGATTACTGACGCAGGTACTGCAGCTGCATCCAACACTGGAGACTTTGAGGCTTCAGGTGCAGTATCTACACACGCCGCTGTTACTAGCGGAGTACATGGTATCTCTGCTTTTGGAGCTACTCTTGTAGATGATGCAGATGCTTCTGCAGCTAGGACTACTCTAGGTCTAGGCACAGCAGCTACATCTAACACAGGTGACTTTGCTGCTGCTAGTCACACGCACGCACTCGGCGATCTTAGCGACGTTGATACAGGTGGAGCCACGACGGGGCAGGTGCTGGAGTTCGACGGAGCAGAGTGGGTCCCAGCGACTCCGTCTGCCGGTGCTGCCGCACTCGACGACCTCACCGATGTCAGCACCGCAGGTGCGACCACCGGCGATGTGATCGTCTACAACGGCAGCACTTGGGCACCGGCGGCTCAGTCTGGCGGTGGAGAGATCGTGTCGGACGCTGAGGGTGGCTACGGCGAGAACTCG